ATTAAATGATTGTTTAAATTTTCTTCAAATTGTTCATTTAAACAATAACATAAGTATAGTAAAAAAGTTTTAAAAGAAAATTTTTTATAAATTGTATATTCAATCTCATTTAAATAGTCTATGCTTATTTGTTCAAACAATAGAAATTGCTCTACATTAATTAATTGAAAAGTTTGCACGTCAATAATAGTAGATACTATTCTATGATTTGGTTTTAAAAGAATATAAACTACAAATAA